CTAAGTTCTGGATAAGCCTTTCTATATTTTTCAAATACAGAACGATGTATCATCATAAATCCTGTTCCAACTTCCAAAACTTCTAATGGTTCATCTAATTTTATCTTTCCATCTTTGGCTGTTCCTGCAGGATTAAATACGAAATCTCCTGTATATTTTTCTAAGTCCATTGGGGTCGCATCACCCAAACCTCTATCAACTGCGTTACGAACTTTCTCCCAAGCAATTGTTTTTTTAGGATATGGCCCGCCAACAATTGATTTTTCTTTTCCATCACATAAAACTGCAAGAGAAATTAAATCTTCAGGATTAAAAGCGATATCAGAATCAATAAACATTAAATGTGTATATTGTTCAGCTCTCAAAAATTCATCAACTAGATAATTTCTTGCTCTGGTAACTAAAGATTCATTAAACAAATAAAAAAACTTTAAATCCATACCATATTTTGTAGCAAGCGTAACAGTATCTATAGCAGATCTTGTGTACATTCCTGAACACATTCCACCATACATAGGAGTTGCTACAAAGACGCGCTTTTTTCTTAACTCTTCAACTTGTATTTTTATTTCCATAGGCCACTTTCACTTGAGCATTAAAAAGAGTGACAATTTAACTTATCACTCTTTATTTATTACCATGCTTTCAGATTATCATCTTCTGCTGAAATATTGTCATGGTCAGATTCAGAAAGATCTCTTTCGGGTTCCGCTGATACATCAGCATCGACTTTAGTATAAAGATCTCTAAATGATACTTTTGTTTCATCATCAAATCTATTAATACAAAGATCAATAGACTGTAACCGGTCACCAAAAATCGAATACGCTTGACAAATATGTGCCAGACGTCGTGTTGCGATAATTTCATCACATCCACCATCATAAAAGGTCTTACGAATAATATCAGACCAATTTACAAGTTTGTTCGCAAAATCTTGATCAGGACATCCAAGTGAACTCAAAAGTTTATTGACAATATTTTTCTCAATAGCGATTGAAGGATATTCCTGTTCAACTGTGATTGGAAAACGCTCAAGAAACGCCTCATTCATAATGTTGGTTCCAATGAATCTTCCATCTTCACTTCCCTTACCTTTAGTATTGGCAGTTGCTACAACAGTAAATCCGTGTGAAGGTTTTACCCAGCGATTTACTTTTTTCAAATAAACGCCTTTACCCTCAAGTACAGGTTGAATACATGCAATCTTCATAGTCGCATAATCAATCTCATCCAAAAGTAATACCGCACCACGTTCCATTGCTTTTACTACAGGACCATCTTCCCAAACAGTTTCACCATTCACTAAAGTATAATGCCCAAGTAAATCATCTTCATCAGTTTCAGAAGTGATATTAATTCTGAAAAGTTCTCTTTTCAATTCTGCTGAAACTTGCTCAACCATTAAGGTTTTACCATTTCCAGAAAGTCCTTGAACCCAAACCGGATAAAATTTTCCAGATTTGACAATTCTTGCAAGGTTCTTATAAAATCCAAATTTTACATAATTTGGATCTTTTTCAGGAACATAAATTGGAGTGTTATCAATCACAACTTTTTTCTCAACATTAACTGGTACAGGTTCCAATGTTACCTCAGGGGTTATTGGAACAACTTGAGCCAAACTCGGCCCATCAAAATTTGGAACCTGAAACTGATTCCTAGCAACTCGATAGTTTGGATTTACAAACCATGTTGCTGTTTTTCGACCCATCTCTTTTGAAAGTTCAAGAGCCTCAACTTTGGAAAGTACATTCCTTCCATATTTTTCTTGAGCCTTCTTAAAAAATTCTATTTGGTGGTCTTTATATGTATTCATCATATCCTCATTATATATTGGTTAACTTTCTCTACTCAATCTCAATTATACTTATATTATACCAGGTTTCAGGCACAATGTCAAGTTTTTTATGCCGCAATCATATCAATCATTTTATTTAAAATGACTCGATTGGTCAGCTTCCCACCAACCATCTTCTTAAACGCAGTTCTAATTTGTCCTTTAGAAGATTCTGCGGTTAAATTATCCAGATTTGCATCTTCAACATCTGACATCTTATTAGTATTGATGTAATATCTCTCATCATATCCTGAATCATTTTTCATCGCGATACTTCCATTCTTTTTCCATTCTTTTTCCATGTTCTGCATCGCATCCCATTCAAATTGATATCTTCCACGCTGCTTAAACCACTTACGGTCTGCCAAAAAGAATCCAATTACATTAACTCCAGTTGCTTCTCGAAGAAGATTCAAATAATCAGAAGTTCTGCCTTGACCCAAATCTACCTGTTTTCCATTCGCACATTTTACAAAAACTCTTGCTCCACTACCATAATGCTTTTCCTTTGGTTTTAATGGATAAAAATTCACAGACACGAGGGACATATCTTTTTCTTCTCGAATAAGACGACTATTACATCTACGAGATTCTCCATCAGTCAAATATACAGTATTGACAATCTCCGCTCCCGTACGCTTTTTAAATTCTGGAACAATTGTTAATGAAGTCAAAATTGCTTCGTCTAATGGTGTTCCTCCAAGATGATAACCTTCAGGAGTTTGCAACCACTTTTTTTCTCTTGAATATGAATAACGATATACAATCGAATGACCGAGACCAAGAAAATATTTTGCACCTTTTTGAAATTCTCTCTTATTCATTCGACTTGAAAGAAGATTTAAAAGTCTAAAATTTCCAATAGATTGTACATTTTCTCCAGCATTACGAATTTTATCTTCCCATCTTTCATCTTTTAAATTTTTATTAAAAGCCATAGAAGAACTATCAGTAAATGCATAAACTTCAAAAGAAATCTGAACCTTTTCACAAAATGCCGCAAGAACTAAACATTGTTCAACAGTTTCAAAAATGTTCTGATGCATAGAACCAGACCAATCAATGAAAAGAAGTAGTCCATGACTTTTTCCATCAGGAACTACTGTCATCTTCTTAAAAATATCTTCACTATAGCGATACTTAAACAAAGTTCCAGAATCAATAACTCCCGTCTTCGCTGTAAGAGAGCGGGAATGCTGAGTTGCCGCTTTCTTCATTTCAAATTCTTTTGCCAAATAATTAATAACTTTCTGATGTTTTTTTCTAAATTCAGACCAAAGGTCATTAAAAATATCAAAAGTAGGGCCGGAAGTTACTCCCCAACCAAGTCCGGCTTTCGAACCACCACTTCTTTCATACTCATCATATTCTTCTCCATATCCCCAAGAACCGCCACTCTTCGCAGTTACTTCTTCGATATCTTTAAAAACTCTTTTGTAATCAATAACAAAATGATCTAAATTAGCTTTTGCTGCTTCCAAATAAAGATAAGATGTCTTTTCATTGTCTTCAGTATTTTCTAACAAATCATCTTGACGCTTCTGCCATTCATTATCAGTAAAAGAAGAAGGTTCAAATTCATCTCCAGGATGACCAGTTCCACCTTCTAATCCAGATGACATTTTAGTTTCTTTTGATTTTTCTTTTTCTTCTTCTGATTCAGAATCGGAATCACTTGATCCATTTTCTTCTTTTTCTTCATCTTCTTTTTCAGAATTTTCACAATTATCTACAGGAGAATCACAATCTGATTCTTCACTATTTGATTCATCATTTTCTTCTCCGCCATCATCTTCGGGTGGAGTCATTAATGGTTCTTCATTAGATTCCATTTCTTCTGACATTTGACTATATTCTTGATGCTTATCAGTTTCAGATTCATTGGATTTCGCATAATTCCAAAGAGCCTCAACAGCTTCCAAAACTTCTTCAAATGTTTCGGTTTCTTCTACCATTCTAACATATTCACGTTCTTCTTCTGAAAATTGTATATTCAATGCGGAACCAAGTTTGGTATGAAGATTAATTTTATCAATCAAAGGCAATGTATCAATATCATACCCATGAATACCAAAAAAATTTTCTTGAAGGAGTTTCCCATATCCTTGAATCATTTGTTTTCCTGCTCCAGGAAATTTTCTCTTAATCTTCTTTTCAATACGGGCATCTTCTACAATATTGATAAAAGACCTATATCCCTTACCTCTATCACAAGGAGCTTGGTGCCATCCATCTTCAGGGGTATATCTCGCATGACCAACTTCATGTGAACACATCAAGTCATATACAGGACCATCCATCCATTTATATACTGGAAGAAGAAGAGTTCTATTTTTCAGATCAAACATGGCGGTTTGATAATTACCATGTTGAACATCTAAGTTCTCTTCTGCCATCAATTTGGCAACCATTGATTTTGTTTCTCTTAAATCTGACATAATTTCCTATGGGGGTTATCTCTCATTTCTCATTATCTAGTTATATTATACCAGGTTTCAGGCACAATGTCAAGTTTTTTGCTCATATTATTTAAAAAATTTATTTAAATTAGATTCGCTTCTGTATTTAGCAATATTTTTCTTATTATATTCTAATTCTTTTGTCAAATCAAAAGGCATTGTTTGAGTCTTTAAATATTTTGTTTCACCAGGAAGTTTTACTGTCCATTCCAAATCTGAATGTTTAGGATAATTCAAGTTCCATTCAACTGTTGAATTTTTCAGATATTTTCTATACTTTTTTGACATAGGATAAATGTATCTGAATTGCTTTCCTTTTACTCTACTTAATTTCAATTCTTTCAATTGCTCAAAGTTTGGTCTATGTCCATACTTCAATCCTTCTTCATTCGGTAGTATTCCCTGTATAGTTCTTGGATGAACTTTCTCACCCGCCTCTGTAACATAGGTATCAGTAATTGAATGTCCACCATACAAAAAGTTTGCAGCCTGATACACATAGCCAGGCTTACCCACGATACCATCTGCCCACGTAAAGAGATACTTGATGTTTGTATTTTCTTTTAACCACTTGACTGATAATGACAATAATTGAGATTCACTATTTTTGGGCATCGAATCGTCCATACACATTTTACCAATTTCATAATAATCTTTAGTGTCTAATTCTGGAAATAGTGCTTGGATTGTATGTTTTGGTCTTGTACCCCAACCAAAAGTAATAACACCCACCAACTCTTCTTCAACGAAACAACCAAGAAAATACTTTGTCAAACTCGGCATTACTGCGGAATAATGTCTATCTGCAATAAATTCGGCTGCAGTAATTTTATCTATTTGTTCCAATAACATAATAATTTTTTGGTGGAGCTGACAAGAATCGAACTTGCTACCTCATCCGTGCAAGGGATGCGCTCTCCCAAATGAGCTACAGCCCCTTCCAATTCATTCTGGAAATTGTAATCCTTTTTCTTCCATATTAAAATGTAGTCGATCACGAACAAGTTGTAATATACCATCTTTGTCTTGTTCATATTTGATCTTGTTTCGGATAAACTGATCTATATCCCAAGCGAGAAGTGCCCAATCCATTGCCTTATTAGCGGCATTAAATTGTTCTTCATCTTCTGGTAAATTAAATTCTAGTATTGCTTTCATTTTTTAATTCAATTAAGGTTTAATTATACAGAACATTTTCTGGGATATCATCCTCTGAATTTAAATACATCTCAAAATGTTCTT